CGCCATCAGATAATCCTTCCCCAAAAGCCATGGAGGCCGACGTGTTGGCGCCACTACCGTTCAGCCTGAGAAGAATTTCCCATTCTTCAACTCCAGCTGTTACCACGAAGGTATCGCCAATCCCAAGTGTGTTATTCACGTATGTTGGAATAATCCCAAAATCTGATGGGAGCTGTGAATTGTTCATGTAAAAAGAGTAGGGGACTCCGGTTACAATCGGATTGTAGTTGCTTGTGTAAGCCGGATTTCCAGAAGCTACCGCATTTGGTATGAGCAGGGAAAACGCTGTAGAGTTTCCACCTGCGTAAGTCATGGGAATTGGCAGGCTGCTTACATAGTTTGTTGATCTTCCTGGGATTGAGTAGCTTGACACGCACGTACTGAAATCAGCCCCAGAGCTAGTCGTTCCAGCAATAATTGATCCAGCTCCATAAGATCTTCTCAATGTAAACAATGAATTGAATGAGAGTGTTTGACTTGCGTTTGAGGTGGAGATTACTGGAGTAATGAAATGCGAGAAAAACGTTTTATCAAGATCCATCCAGCTAGCCACCTGATGGCTTGGATGTGAGATAGTAAATACAATATTTTGCGTTGTGCTTTGCTTGAGCACAAAGTAAGAATGCGTATTATTTACCTGAGATGTGTAACGCAAAAGTTCTGCGTTAGTTGCAGTGGACATGCTGCCAGAGTGCATCTGCCTTCCAGATGGAGAGCTGGTAGTATTCGAGAAAAAATCAAGCCATAGGGTTCCAGTCGGAACATTTGTTGAAGTATTCCATCCAGTTGTAACTTGAAACCAAAACCCAGCAGTTGTAAACTGGAACCAGTAGAAGCAGTCTCCGTAAACCTTTCCGGCTGAGTATGTAATTCTGAGAACTCTGTTTAGAGTGCTGCCAGACGTAAAGGCTGAGTGCCAGTCCGACATCAAACCAGCATCAATAAAGGCAGACCTGAACGCATCTGCAAGCTGTGTTGCAGTCCAAGTGGCCGTAAGTGAATAGGTCTGCTTGGTGACTGGCATGATCAGCTGTTGAAGGAAAGAATTGAGAACTGAAGGGCCAGCGCCCTGGTCACTGTATCAGTATTCTGAACCCTGAGGTACACAAGGCCAGCTGTCGGCTGAACGAGTGGGACTGGCGAGAGTCGGATGGTTTGTGGTGTCGCCGTGGTTACAAGTTCTGCGTAATACTCGCTACCAGCTAACGGCAGTGTGCCGCCTGGATTTGTTCTTGCATCAGCGGCGCGTGCAGCACTGGTCCCGTACACTCTAATCCAAGCTGGAGTGGATGCAGTAAGGCTCAGCAGCTGAAACAGGCTGTTGCTTGACAGCGTGAAGTCTGCGCTGGCGCCAGCTGCAAGCGATCCTGTCGTATGCGTAAGCGTACCCGCTGAAACACCGGTTCCAGGCGGCTGAGCCCACGTACCATCGGCCCTCAGATAGTTTGATGTTCCGCCACCGCTTGCGGGTGCAAGACCGGCATCGCCACTGGAAACAAGTGGGAGTGTCGCATCATTGCCGGTGCTGCTCTGAAGTAGCCTGATTGACGGTGTATATGACAGATCAGTAGAAGATTGCGGAGGCGCCGCCCATGTGCCATCTGCTCTCAGGAAATTGGTAGTGCCACCACCAGAAGACGGTGCAAGGCCGGGGTCAGCGCTAGATACAAGCGGCAGCGTAACATCATCGCCAGTGCTACTTGCAAGCAGCCTTGTTGACGGCGTATAGGCAAGGTTTGTTGGAACATTCGGCTGTGCGCCAACTTCAATGTTGTCCAGCTTCAACTTATCGTTCTTCGACATCCCGCCATCGGCCGTCTGGGTGGCCATGGGCAGGGAGAGCACCGGATTGGTGCCCCCGGTCGAGCTGAGGGGTGCTTCGGCGCTGACGCTGGTGACGTACTGGGTCGGCTGGACCGTGCCGCCTCCAGGGCCTCCTGGCGTTGGCAGAGGGGCCGGCAGGATCGGCGTGGTCGATGAACCGGTGGAGTCCGGCATGAGCCGAGCCGCCAGCTCCATCGACATATTTGATACTTCTGCGCCACCCTCCACGCGATTGATACGTGGTGGGGAGTCTTCAATAAAGTACCAGAGAAGCCCAGGATAGGCCGAGCCATCAAGAAACAGCCTCAGGTCATCACCAGCACCACGAAAAAAGCTTTCGTAAAAGGCAATCGGCGCAAGTCCCCTTGAGTTGATGCAGGTGAGCAGCACCTGGGCGCACAGATAGTTCGAGATATTCCTGAATTCAACTGTAAGCCTGCCATCGTATTGACGATTGCCAAACTTGCGTCTTGACGAAACGCCGCCAAGACTTGTATCGGACCCCACCGGAAAGCGCGGGGCCACAAAATCCATTGACGAAGGGGTGATGTCTGGGAACTGTACGAAGTTCATTTTTCAATCACCCAGTTTTCGTCAGTGGACAGCCCTCCCCAATTCTGGGACAAGATCAGCCTGCCATTTTCATCAGTCGGAGTCTCAATGGCATTTGCGATGAATCCGCTGTTTTCGGCCGGATCAATGTCCAGAATTCTGTAGGTCTTGTAGTCGGAGCCGGATTCCTTGATCACGAAAATGATGCCAGATGGTGAAGCCGTGCCATCTTCGTTGATCGTCAACTCAGATTCCGTGACCTCGCTTTCAAGGATGCCATCCCAGATCATCGCCTGATAAGTTCCAGGCTCAATGTCGGTGACGGAAATCACAAGGCCATCGCTCTTAACGATGCCAGTCTTGTATTCATTGAAGAATGTCACTTCAACAGGGACTTGCACATAGTCGCCTGGCTTGATTGGTGCGAGCAGCGAGTCCTGCGTCAACTCCATTGTAATGCCATGTGTTGAAAGCCTGCGAATACGGGCCTTCATCTTCAGATAGTCAATCAGGTGCTTCTCGTTTGTCGCAAAATCTGATAGATCAAACGACTGGATCGGATCATCCTCCGACGAAAGCGCACCAGCTTCGCGCAACAGAATCTCGCGCTCAACAGGGAAGATCCCAGGATTCGTGATCGTGCTCAGTTTCCGCTCTTCCCGCCAGCGACCAGAAACCTTGATCGACCTACGAGACTCTTCGTCAATCGCCGAGAATGAGAAGCTGCGCATTTGCAGCAGGCCGAATACACCCTTGATGTCAACGGGTGCGTTCCAGTTGGTTCGGTCACCCTCCACGTACGGGAACATGGGACGCAGCACGTAACGCCCATCAATCTCCATGAAATACAGCAGGTGCTCTTCCGCTTTCTTGGCTACCCATTCCTTGATATTCGTCGGGAGATAGACGAGATCACAGAAATACCTGTTGTCGTAGCACCACTGAGCTGATTCACGGAAGCTATCAATGTCAATCTGCTCATCGCTGACCTGATCGCCGGTTCCGTAGACCGGATTGGTGAACAGCTCAAGAGCGATGTCGGGGAACAGGTGCGTCGGCCCCGGCGTCATGTCATTCAGGAGTCTGCGAGCCTCTGGATAGCCAGCGTTCGCATAGCCAGAGAGCTGCCCCAGCTGCTGGAATGTGTTTCCAGGGAGGAGGTTCAGGCCGACAATGCCCATGTCCGGGTAGAGCGGCAGCGTCTCGTTCTGAACGATCTCGGTCACGGAGACGATTTCATGCTCCGGTCCGCCCTCAGCCGTTGAAGAAACCTCAGGGAATACGAATGTTTCAGCTAGCGCGCCAAATTCATCGACGAACTGCACGCCATCAGTGTATCCATAGCCAAGGTTCCCGTATCCCTGCGCCTGGTCCTTGTGGACGGCTGGCAGCCGGAACGGATCATCGCCATCGTTGACAACGCCAACGTCACTGCCGTTACCCTCTTTTCCATAAACCTGCAGCACAACTGATTCGTGCGCTCTGGTGATCAGATTTCCATTCGCCTGCCGCTTATCTTCGATCAGGACGTAGGCGCCAGAAGCGTTACCAGATCTGATCTCCCAGCCAGAAAGCGGCTCAAACTCAATTTCCCACTGTTCAACGGTTGGGAACTGGAGTCTGACCGTATTGAACTGACTTTGTTGATTGATTCCACGAATGCAATAGCACTCGGGAAAGGTGATCCATTCTCCAGTGCTGCTGCTTGGTCTGACGCGAATCCTGAAGAACGAGTACCGCATCTGAGCGGTCGTTACCGTTCCAGACGTATAGTTGAATTGCTTGAGCGTTGATCCCTTGGAGATCGTGTCGCCCCTGTAGTCAAGACATGCCTTGTTATCTGCAGCTCCGTAGGAAATAGTGTCCCTGAAGTTGCACAGATTGTTGATCCTGATGCCAAGAGTGCTCCTGATGATGATTTCAATCAGGCGCGTCGGCCTTGTGGTCGTGATTGTTGCAATTGAAACCCTGAACAGGTGCGGGAAATTTGTTGCCGTGTAGCGGTCAATGTTGCTGCCAACGTTCGCATTGACACGGAGGTCGGAAATAGTCGTCAGATCAATGACGCCGGGTCTGACAACGGTGAACGTGGCTTCAATGCTTTGACCTGGGCGCGGATCTTGTGAGCCAGGATCAGAGAAGTTTGCCTCGCTAGTGAAGACCTCGCCTTCGGGGCTGCGCCCGGTGCATACGACAAGAGCCGTGCCGAACTTGTAAAGAGAGCCGATCTGAATTGCGTCGTCCCACTGCTCTTGCTTTCCGGCGATGGCGGAAGCGATGTCAGCGGCTGGCTCGCTGTAAAGCTCACCCTTATTTAGCGTTGCTTGAACCGTTTCCCTTGAATCAGCGGTTGATTCAACAACGTAAATAGTTGAGGCTGAACTGTAATTGCCGGAGAATGTCTGGTTGATGAAGTCGACATCGTAGTTTGCTTCAACGTCGGTTTCCTGTTGAACGTTGACGCGGTAGTAAGTTGACGGCTCTTCGTCATCGTCAACTGCCCCATTCACGAATGTAATCTTGAATCTTGAATACAGCAGCGCCTTCTTCTGATCGTTCGTCAGCCCGGAAGCGTTGTACTGAAGTCGCGTACTGAGTGTTACGCGCTTGCCGGACTGCTGGGTGACGGTGACGATTGGATTCGGTACGACCTGATCACCCGAGTCAAGCCATTGGATACCAGCTTCAAGAGCCGAGAGGCTTCCACTGAAAGCGGTGGATCTAAGTCCAGTGGTTGAATTGGTTGATCTGTATTCATTTACGGTTGTCCCACTCCCACCAATTCGCTCAACCTCAACATTGACATCCCATGCTTGAGCATTGAACGCTTTGCTGAAGTCAGTTTCAACATCGCTGCTCTTGTCAAGAACGTATGTCAGTGTGTTGCCGATCGCGCTTGCGTCGCCAGAGATGAAACCAGATCGAGTTGAGTAGACTGCGCGTGTTTTGTCACGTTGCGCCGCTGCTACATCATCAATCTGACAAACAACCTTAGCATCGCCATCATCACCCTTTGGAATGAGTTGAGCTTGGTACTGAGCCCTGATGACAGGATTTATACGATAAGCGAGATTGTTGCCGATTGGAGAATAAACGCCAAAAGCAGCATTTGAACTGGGTCTGACGACAGAACAGAAGTCACCAGCCCATGCTCTGTCAATAGAGCGAGCTGCAAAAACATCGTCGCCACCCTGATTCTCAGCATTCCCCGGATCCAGATTTGCAAGTCTGCCGGCAATTCTGTCCTCAGACGTGATTCTGCCGCCATCCGGCCTGAAGTAGATGACGTACGAGGATCCTAATTCTGTTCCTGGTCCAATGTTATACGCATTCAGAAGATTATTGCCCAGAGCAAAACCATTAGGGTCAAGTTCAGCAATTCCGCCATCGCCAGCAAGGAAAACAGCACGGAGTAGTTGCTGACCATTGCTTGTTTGCAGCTGACTCCACAGTAGATCCATGTTGACGCGGATGCCACCGTAGGTTTCGCCGTCAATCACCTCCTTCAGAGCGAAAACCATCGGCATCGGCTGGCCGATCGCTGCCGGCTGCTGCAGCGAATCGAAGCCCTCCCGAGGGGCGTAGCGGCGCACATCGCTGACCGTCTTGCCCAGGCGCTCGCTGCTCTGGATCCGGGCTGGCTCCACCTCCCCAGGCCGGAAGAACTGGGCGATGATCGTCAGCCCCACGGAGATCGCCGAGGCGACCAGGGAGATCACAGCCAGCGTTCCCAGGGGCTCGCCGGCCACAACGGCTGGTCGAGGCCCTTTGGCAGCCCTCTTGGCAGCCTCTGCGTAGAACCGCTTCACCTCCTCCGGCCGGATCCCCAAGATGCGACCGAGGCGATAGTGCATCGGCAGGAGATGAGGCTTCACTTTACAAAACGGCGAAAGTTGAACTTTGGCAGTCCGGGAGTTGTAAGAGGAAGCCAAACAACACCTTTCCTTGTGTGAATTGTAACGACACCAAGATTGCCGCTATTTTCAAGTACCGTAGAGATCCCGAGCTTTGGGTGTCCGCCGGCTCCCCTGTTCCGCGTCATTGCTACACAGCCCTGCTCAACAACATCAGTTGGACAGGTGTGATGATTCCAAGCCGTCTCCAGTGAACCCCAGAGTCCAGCAGCGGCCATGTCCATCCAACGAGGATCAATCTCTGGCCTGTAGATTCCGGCTTCATCGAGAAGGGTGAAACAGAGGAGCAAGCAATCTGCGGCTTTTCCTTCTTTCGGGTCAGCCCAGAACTCATGCTTCAGTCCAAGATACTGATGAAGGCTCATACGGAAATGGTTCCAGATGTTGGCAGCGCTCCCACAAGCGACTGTGAAAGCGGTCTACCACCAACTGTAGCGTTGACAGTATCAAGTGGACTGGCAAGCTGAAGAACAGATTGACCCGGCCTGCCCATCTCAACCGCACCCTCAACCCTGCAGGACCACAGCATCTTGGTCAGCTGCGTAAGTTCTTGATCGGTTTCAGTGTCAATCTCTACTGAAGTTACCTCAACCAGCCACTTACTGGAGTCCGCTTGCCAGAAGATGTTTTGGACAAGGGTGTTGGCTGGACATACGATCGCACCCCTGCTGCGTTCTCCGCCCTGCTTGCCGCCACCACCAGAAACGCCAAGAGGGGCAAAGTCGTAATCAACTCCACCGTAAGTGCGCGTTTCGTTAATGAAATAGTTTTGGTACGCATAGGGGAGGTAGCCCCCTCCCCCGCGTTCCTTGAAGCGGATGTAGCTGACAATTGCGAATTCCCCTTTCACTGAATCAGAGCCCCAGGCGCTTACGTGTCTTCATGCTTTGACTTCCAGCCACCATACAGATGGTAGCCTCCTTCTACGCTGTGCATGGGAATGCCTCAGCGATCGGGTGGGTTGACGCTTCACAGCCTGCCGCCACCGAAAGGGTGGACTGATGCACGGCTCCACGCCCGTTTTGACTCTCCGCCAGTCCGGCGGCGAGGATGTTCAAAGCAGCGTTGATGTCGCGGTCGTGAACCGTTCCGCAACTCGGGCACTGCCACTCCCGAATCGACAGCTCTTTCTTGCCGTCGTGATGGCCGCAAGCTGAGCAGACCTGACTGGTAGGGAGCCATCGGTTGATGACAAC